TAGTTTCAAGATTATTCAGGTATTCAAGCCATCCTCCCACACTTGCCTGATCATAGGCAAGGATCACAGTGTTGTAATTGGCACCCGGAGTAGCATAATAAATTGTACCACCATTTCTTTCAAGACCATGCACTGCAGAAGTCCTGTAAGGGCCAGGTTGACCATTTGTGCCTCCTGACATGTATTCCAATTGGCGGATATCATAGCCACTGCCTTCACTGTTTGCAGCTTCAGTTACTACTGTAACTGTACCACTGCATTCAAAACCAACAGGCAGGGAAACAATAAAGTCAATATTGCGATTCTTTACATATTTCAGGTTGATAGAGCCATTATAGCCATTGATAGCCATTGGCACACCTGTAATCCTGATGCCGGCACCTGCTCCCACATAAGTGGACTGGAAGGTATCAAAGGCAGCACCAGCAGCAATAGAGGTCTTGGTAGCTGCAACAATGGGAGTAATGGTCATACCAGTTACAGGAGTGGTGTAAACCAAGGTTTCAGTTGAACCTGAAACAGAGGTCACAGGATAGATGCTGATCACACCTGCTGCATTGGTAGCCCTGTAAGGAGAACCAGTCTGTGTGTTGATCTTGGTGACAATCTTGCCAGCAGCTATTGTCACAGTATCACCAGTGGTCACTGGCACTGTGTAGGCAGTAGTACCTATGGTAATCACTGCATCTGCTGTGGCAGTAGGGCCTGCTGCTACTGTAGCAGTTATCTTGTTGACAACATAACTGGCAGTAAGCATACCATCAGGATCAGCATTGATCTGGTTGACAATTTGTTCTGCAATCTCATTAGGATCACCAGTACCACAATCCTCACAGGCATCTGCACAACAACCTGTTCTTGCATTGTAAGACTTGGTGAACTGGTTGAAGCCACTTTCAACATATACCTGACCATTGCGGATTTCAATTTTTACCACATAGTCCTCCTCACATCTTGCAGTGATACCCATGATATCCACCACTTTGGCAATGTCAGCTACAGTACCCCTGTAGGTGAGGGCTTTCACATTGCGGTTCTGGATTACCTGACCTGCTGATGTCTTGATGTCCTGTATAGAACCTACAGCACCGGGATCAACACCTACAGCAAGGTATATGTCTCTGCAATCAGTGGCCACAGAACCATCAACTGATAATCCTGTATGAAAATTAAATACTCCAAGCTGACCTACTGCTAGTGTATTAGGTCTTGCACCAGCAGCTAATAGTGCAGCATTACCAGAAGTAACTAATACTTGTGAAACAGGGTTTGTTGTTGCCATTTTTTTGAATATTTAAGATATAAATTATTATTACTGTGTCAATTCTACTCCTTCTTTCTTAGCCTGTCTGTCAGGCATATTCAGGTTTCCGGATATGATCAGTACAGCTAAGTCAACTATTTCCCTGTGTACTGGCTTTGGTAATATACAATCCTGTGTACCTGTGAGGACTACACCATCTAATGTAGTATAAGTACCTCCTGGCCAATCAGCAGCATTGTGTATCCTTCTTGGTTCTTTGAGGTATTCAAGTATGACCTTAGTGATGCTGTAAGTACCATCAGTAAAGACCCTGATACCTTGGTCATTGAACCTCATATTTGAGACCCGCCATATAAAAGAACTTCTGTCAAATGGAGAGAGTTCATGTTCATCATCATGCTGAACCTCTCTAAGCTTGAGGACTTTATCCACACATGTTCCTTTAGTCCCCAGTGCATAAGCCTTTGCCAAGAACCAAAAATCTGCTGGCAATGTTGCCATGTAAGAAGTGCTGTCAAAGACTGTTGGAACTATTCCAGTAGCAGGTATCTGGTCTACTACTATTGTTCTTATGTCATTAATAGTTCTCTGGTTCAGTTCAAAGCCTATCTGTTTTCCATATCTGGGTTGTGCTATGATCTTTACAAATACCTCCTGTGCCTCATTCAATTTCCAGTCTATTTCAGGTACATATAAGTTCCTGTATTTCTGACTATCAATCTTATTGAGTTTCTGCTTGAGATCATAATGCATTTCCTTTGATGTCATGCCAGCTTATTTATTTCCTCTTTCAAGGATAGCCACTTTCAATTTTGCATTACTGGGACTCTTGAACCATTCCACTGCTGCCTCATAATCAATTCCTATCAGTTCTCCCATGTAATAGATACTTCCTGCCTCCTTGGTCAATATATCTCTTTGAAGCAGGTTAAGTACTGATGCCCTTACTGCCACTTCTTCCCTGCCCATGCTCACCAGTTCTGTAAATTCAAGTATTCCGGGCTGGTTAGGTTCATTGTTCTGGATGATGGCATCAATTTCCACATCAATGAAATTACCACTTCTGCCCTTTACTGATTTCTTGGATAGTATCTGGATGATATTAGCCTTGGAATCATCACTCATTTCAAGGAGCATGGCACTTGCTTTTCTGCGAAGCTGGACTTTATTAGCCTTGGATGATACTTCTTCTTCCTCATCAAAGATCACATGGGTAGCATCAGGCCATTTACCTTCTTCATACTCCTTCATGGAGTTTGCCACCAGCTTGTTAGCCTTCATCAGCTTCACCTTCACATACTCAGCAGGTTTGCTTATGTCAAAGATCATTGTGTGATTCTGCAACATCACTGTTCCCGGCTTAGTGCTGTAGTAAGGATGAGGTTCACTTGGATTAAAGGTATCAGATAAATCTGCTCCTATTAATTTTCCATATTTGATGGCCTCGTCTTCAGTTAAGCCTGTGGCATATTTACCAGTTGTATGTTCATAAAGAGCTTCAACTGCTTTTGGCTGTGCAAAGGACTCTTTCCCTTTCTTGCCATGCCATGATTTCCTGTCCAGTGGTCTTACTTCAACTTTTATTGCTGCGGGATCAGGTATCTGTGCAGGCATTGTTGTTGAAATAATCTGTGATTGTCTTGGTCTCGCTTCAGCTACCTGATCAAAATCTGTGATCTCATCTGCTAGTGCCATAAAATTTCGTTTTTGTCGTTAATAAATGTGTTGATCTTAGTATTAAAAAGAAGGTGGAGGCTAGTCTCCTCCACCCCTCGGAGGATATATCAAAGCAATGAAAACATAAACTTTAGTTACGGGACAGGATGAGTTCACCACATCTTGTCACATCTTCAATGTGGACACCACACTGTTTTTGCACATGCATTTCATAATAGTCACCGCTATGTGCCATAGAACCTTTGTTCACAGGCCCATAAGGAGTATGCAAACCATGTACATAGCCAAGCTTGAAGCTATTTGCCCTGTCAACAAGCTGGACATTGGTGCCCATTTCACCCTTGCCATTGAAATCAAGGAAGGTGATTCTTTGAGATTCAACAGGATAACCTGTTACAGGATCAATCTCAAAATTGATTTCCCTGTCATCATAAAGAGGGTTGTGAACCAGTTCCAGTTCAGCACCATTAGCCATGCGATATCTTACAAATTGGAAGCCGGCAACAAGGGCATTCTCATGGTAGGCTGATGTTGTCTTGTCAATGAGAACTTTATCAACCACTTGTATAAAGCCCCTTCTCTTTTCAGACCATGATTGTATAGCCCTGTGGAATTGGATCATTCCATACTCACCACTGAAGCCTTTAATTTTTCTTGTAGCTCCGGGTTTTACCCTGCTGTAGAAGATATCCATCAGGTATTCTTCTATTAAGGGGGCAGACAGGTGAGAATAAAAGTGTTGGTGGGAGTCTTCCAGTTGTTCCTGAACACCGGGGCCAGAATAGATTGGTCTGCCATTGGCACCAAGCACAGTGTCAGTGCTGCGGGAATACCAGTAGCCTCTTTCAATCTCCCTGTACCACTGTTCCCAGTATTCAACTTCAGCATATTTTACCCATGAATCATGCCACCTGCCTTTGCTATCCTGTATCTTGATAGCCAGCACTTCATTGGCAGCATCACCAGTTACCCTGTATTTCTTCCTGAAACGAGACATCCTGTTTTGCAAAGCAATAGGCAGGCTGTACTGAGTAGAACCAGATTGTTCAGCAGCTTCCTCATATTGAGAGTAAAGCTTGGCCCATTGCTGATTGGGAGACAGGTACTTGATTGGTAAGGAAACTGTAGGATCATCCCACATACCTCTTACTTCATAAATGAAGCCCTTACCATGTTTGAAGGATTGTGTTGTTACACGTACCTGCCACTTTTTATTACTTGACCCAGGATGGAGAATATCACCGGGAACATACCAGTCTTCATCAAGCTTCAGCTTGAAGGTCTGTTTAAATCTTCCGGGAGTTAAATTGGCAGATGGTTCAACATTCTCAATCACTATCAATGGTCTGGTGTTTGCACCCTTCATTGTCCACTCCCAGACAGTAGTATTGATTGTCTTTTGTTGTTTGCCAGCCAGCATAGTTGTCAGGGGGTTATCTGAGTATCTCTCAGATGTGAACAACTGTGTCATCTTGGGTTCAAACACTGTTGGCTTAATGAGTAAAGCTGCACCAAGGTGGTTCAGCTCCGTCATATTAGCATGCCAAGGCATTTGCTTAGTGATTAATCTGTTTAATAGTCTTGCCATTGTAACAAGTTTTTGTTTTATTTTAAATTACTTAACCTTCTTCAAAGTAGTCTGCCATTGATCTCTTAGTATATGATCCTGAAGAGGATGGCTTCACTCCTTTTTTAGCTTCCTGTAATTTAGACTTTGTTCTCTTGACAACTTTGGTTTCAATCTCAGTTATCAGTTCATCGTCTATCTTAAAGTTATTTTTGAGGAGCTTTGCAAGGATGATTAAATCCTGCTTATCCTTTTCTGTTTCTGCTCTTAGTATCCTTGAAAGTTCTGCATTTACAGGAGGAACATACCTGTTAGGCCCTACCTTCACTGTTGCCCTGTTGATGTAACTGTTAAGCTCTTTTCTTTCAGCTTTACCAATGGGAAACATACCTACTGCCTCAGTTTTATCCAGCACCTTAGAGAAGTCATCTTCAAAATCCCTTGCATCAATCTCTCTCTGCTTACTGGCTTTCTCCTGTGCCTTCATCAGGGCATCTTTGTTCTTATCTTCAGCAGTCTTGATCTTATCATACCATGCTTCAGCTTTGATCTTCTCCTGTCCTTTGTCCTTGATGAATTCCTTCCTGTCTTCCAAGTCTTCACCAGTTACTTTTTCATACTTGGTAAGATAGTGATTGATAACAGCATCAACCTGTTCAGGCTTGCTACTATCAAATTTATCAAGGCCAAGAGTACCAGTGACATAGACAGCAACAAAATCTGAGGTTCTGCCACCATCCTTTTTAAATTTCAGGAAATCCTTACCATCTTGGTCAAGGTCTTTGGCATAGCCTTCAAGAGCTTCCTGAAATCTTTCATCAACTTCCATTGCTTGTAATTCAAAGAACTGGTCTTCAGTGAGCTTTGTACCCTTCTTTATCTCAATGTGTTCAAGTATTCCTTTTTCTTTCAGCTCCAGTGCCAATGTAGTGTAGAACTCCTTATCCTTCTCAATCTGCTCTTCATCTTCCTCCTCTTCCTGCTCATCAGTTTTAGCTGGTTTCTTCTTCTTCACTACTGGAGCATCCTCATCATCATCATCTGGATCAGGTTCCTCCTCTTCTTCCTCATCCTTTTTTTTACCTCCCTTCTTAGGAGTTTTCTTTGGAGTGACCTCTTCTTCCTCTTCTTCATCATCCTGAGCTTTTACTGATTTCTTCTTAGGAGGTGCAGGCTTGTCAGTGAAAAACTCCATGTTCTCAGGGTCTAAATCATCCTCTTCCTCATCTGACCCCTTTGATTTCTTTTTGGGCTTTGCATCATCGAAGTTTGTAGAATCTCCAAGGTCATCATCAGGATCATCTTCTAATTCTGCGGGAGATTTCTTTACTTCTTTGATTGTCTTACTTGTCTGAGATTCAAGTTTTTCTGAGGTAATTCCGAAGAAGTCTTCAGAATCTCCATCAAATTCAAAACCTGCCAAATGATTTGATGCTGTGTTTGTCTTTGCCATAATCCTGTGTAAATTTAAAGTTTGAAAGTTGAATTTAT